TTTTATTAATTCTAATGGAGAATCTGGTACATCAGCTACTTCTTCTTCTTTTTCTTCTTGCTGTTCTTCTTTAGTTTCTTCTTTACTGGGTTCGACCCGTACTTCGCTGTCCACCTCTTTGCTATCTCCGGATGGTTCATCCACAGATACTTCCTCTGTTTTTCGCTCCTGAACGGCATCTTCTTTTGTTTTTAAAGGTTCATCTAAATTTATTTTATATACACCATCGTCTTGTAAACCAAACTCTTGACTTACTTCTCCTTTTTCAACTGCTTGTTCTAAAACAGTTTCTTCTTGACTTTGCTGACTTGTGTCTGCATCTGGCATAACTTCTACTTGTACTTTTTCTTCCATAATATAATATAATAATTAATTGTTTTTTATCTTGGTTCAAACCTAGATAAATCAATACCGCCTAGTACATCATTACCTTTTGATTCAAATGATTTAGCTGGCTTACCACTATCCGGTGGTCCAGATAAACTTGCTGTTGAGGTTTTCATTGCCGCAACGTCTTTTTGAGTTTCACTTTGTTTTTCTACTAATTCTTTTTGAGCTTGTAATTCTAATTCTTTTAATTGAACATTTAACTCATATTCAAATTGCATTAATTCTCTTTTTGTTCTAGCTTCTACTTCAAGTTTTTTAATTTCAAATTCAATATCAGCTTGTCTGTATTGTATTTTAGATTCTGTTTTAACTTGCTCAGCTTGAGCTTTAGCATTTTCAACAACAACTTGTGCTTGGCCTTGTGCTTCAGCTTGTGCTGCGCTAGCTGCCTGAGCTTGCTGTTGATCTACTTGTTGTTTCTTAATTCTTCTATATTTAAGAAGTTGATTTGCTAATTGAACGTTTTTTATTTCTCTAACATCAATAGCATCTTCTAAAAATATACTACCTTGACTTAGCGCTGCTTGTATGTTAGCTTCTAACATAGCTTTTTCTGCTTCGTCTGGTTCAAGTTCTAAGAATATACCAAAATCATGTAAATGCATATTCTCCATTTCTTCTAAAGATCCTACTGAGAATGGACCTATAGCACTTATAAAAGCTTCTTTAGTTGGATGATATTCTAAAACATCTTTAAACCTTAAAGCTATAGATTCAGCAAGTCTTGTTGTTATAGACATGCTACTGTCTAATATGTGTCTTGTTGCCACATTACTATTTGCTGCAGCTAATTTTTGTACACCTACTAATGCTTTTGGATCTGGATCAGAACCATCTCTAGCTTCATTTAAACCAGTTATATCACGCATCATTTGTATATACTGATTATAAGCACCAACAAGTATTTGAACTTGACCACCACCACCGCCTGGTAATTCTGTAATAGGTACTTTACCTATGTTTTGTTCTCCATCTACAGTAAGCGATCTACCTATAATAGATCCTGTTTGAAAGTACATGTTTAATGCTTCTTGCGGATTATAGTTAGTACCATTACCTAAATCAATTTCAGCTAAACCATCTGCATCTAAATAAACACCTGAAGGTGTCATTTTTTGTATAGCTTGTTGCATTTTTAAATGCGTTAACTGAATTAAATCAGCATAAGGCATCATCTTAGAAACTAAAGAATTTATAGCACCTCTATATATTCTAGGCGCACTAACAACATAATTCATTAATACTAAATTAGTATTAGAATTAGGCCTTATCATGTTAAAAGCCTTTTCCCATTTTAATAAAGTATTAGAACCTAATATTAAAACACCTTCATAAACCACTTCTACAGCTTCAGCTACTTTTTCAAATCTAGATCTTTGATCTTTTGGTGGATCAAAAGTGTCATCTTTTTTAATAGCTTTATTTGCGCCTGTAGATGTTTCTTTTATTTTATATACGTTATTTTCCCAAGTTTTCCAATTGAAATATAGTACCGAAACAATATTGTCATCGTTATTGTTTTGAGCATTAGTGTTATCGTTGTAAGAAGTCCAGTCATAGCTTTGTCTTGCAAGTTCTCTAAACTCTTCATTAGAAGTTTCAGGAAACTCTTTTTTTAATTCATTTAATTTTACTCTTTTAACTTCACCAAAATAATAACAATCAGCAAAATCAGGATCTTCAGTATAAGACCATATTAAATTAGCTGGATCAACATAATTTAATTTTATACCATCAGTGTTATTAAAAGTACATTTACCAGCACCAATACCTATAGTAGCTAAATCATAATCAATACGTTTTTTAATGTTTTTATATTTATTAGTTAAAAAAACATTATTAATAGCTTGTTCTTCTGCTATTTCTATACCTTGCTTGTAATTAAGCTGCATGTATAATTGAAACTCTTCGCTGTTAAGTGGTAATTCTTCTTCTGGAACATTCCTAGGTGCTTGACCTAACTCCGCCTCCATAACTTTTAAAAGTTCTCTTGCTGCTAAATCTTGCTCAATACCTTTTACAAATTTAGTTTTTCTATCTGTAGCTAAAGGATCTTGACCAACTGCTTTTATAGAAAATAATCTATCTTGCATACCATTAACTACTATATCTACAAATTTAGGTATAATAGGTACTGGCTTCCAGTCTAAATTTAAATATGACAAATCTCCATTTACAGAAAATTCATCTTTATATTTACCTATAGATTGTTCACCTCTAGCATATAGTCTAAGCATATTGTATTGATTAGAAGACTGATAGAATCTTCCAACATTACCATCTCTGTTAAACCAATCTTGCTCGATAGCTTTAGCGACCTGTAAACCATAATCATCTGAACGCTTTTCACCGTCGGAAACTGCCTGACTAGGAAATGAGCTGTATTGCCCTGTTGTTTTTGCCATATTTATTTTATTATCTCACTTCTTGATCCTTTGTTATTATATCTTGAAAAACCAAAATCAAGTTTTTTTACTTTTCTTTCTGCGCTGGGTCTGTACATGTGTTTTCTACAGGCCATTAAAGCTAAGCCGCTACTTATAGATGCATCATGAGCTGTTCTTCTTGATATATCAAATCTTGCCCAGTCTTCTAATGTTCTTTGAAAAAACATATCACCGTGATCTTCTTCTTTAATACCTACATATTCTTCTATGTAAGATTCTATAGCCGCAGCATGCGCTTGTTTAATATCTTCAGAAGTGTTAGGTATACCACCTAGCTCTGCTTCTGTTTTAGATAAATTATATCTTAATTTGTCAGGTCTATTCATAGAAAAACCTCTGTAACCTCTTCTTTTTAAATGATATAATAATCTAGGTTTATTGTTTTCAGCAAGTATTGGCATGCCGTAAAATATTAATGCCATAAGTACATCTTCAAAAAATATCTCAGCTGTTTGAGGTCTAGCTATATATTCTAAGAAAAACTTAGTGCTAGGTATTGAAGGATCCATTGAAAACGTAGTTAATCCATGAAGAGCACCATTAGACCCACCACCCCCAACAGTACCGCTGATATCATAACTATCGCACCCGAAGGCTCCGAGGCCATCATTACCAGGATATTTAATACCATTTTTAATTATTATATTATTTTGAAACTTATTATTTGGTATCCAAGATATATAAAATCTACCTTTATTATTTGGTTGCCATATTACTTTGCTATCAATTTTACCATTTAGCCAACCAAAGTTACCTCTAACAACATGACCCTCTCTTGTCATTTCTTCGTTAAAATCTATTTGCTCGTATATCTTAGTTAAATTAAATAAAGAATTAACCGTTTCATCTCTAAAAGCATGTTTTTCAGATCTTGGAAATTGTCTGTAGTATTCATTTAAAGCATCACTATCATTTTTTAATCCTTCTACTTCATTTTCCCAATGATCGATGACTCCGTTAAAAATTTGCTCACCATCAATTCCCTTAACCGGTTCTGATGGAGTGTTGAAGACAGGATATCCATATTTATCGATAAACCCTTCATATCCCCATTCCATAGGTATGAACAAAGAATATAGTCCACTTGCAGTCTGGCCATTGCGGTTTCTATTTGTGACATCTGAATTGTTGTATAATTTTTTAAAATGATCTCCACCTTTACTTAAAGCATTAGATGTTGATCCCATCATGCATTTACCTACTATTCGTGCTCCAAGCCTGAGACACGTTTTCGTGACTCTCCAGTTGTTGAGTATATTGTCCGGCCTCTCCCATTTACCCGATTCATCATGGACGAGGAGTTGTAGCTTTTCTCCATCATACGAGTTGTCTCCCGTATTCTTCCAGTCGATCGTGGTATCGAGCCCCTGCCCAAATTCCTCCTGACTATAGGTCTCTTTGATGGCATTTCTGGTAAGTCTTCTTGACGGTATTTTATAGGATAGCTCCGTCTTCGGTCGTTCCATCCCATCCTGTATTGGTTTGAAAAAAAATGGATAGTTGATTGATATGGGTACAATCTTGTCTGTAAACATCTTCTTTGCATCTGCTCCAGTCTTAGATAAGACCCCAAATCTAGAGTCTTTGGAAGTGGTTGCCAGGTTAACAGTCTCTGAGGATGCCATAAAGCTAAACCCAGACCGTCTATTCTTGAGGTAGCACATTCCATAAGATCTTTTATCTGCCTTGCACGCCTCCCAAAAGTAGTAAAATATTCTGTTTGCCTGCCTAAAATCTGGTGCTCCCACGTCGATCTTTGTCCAATTGAGATAGACATAATGCGATCCTGTAATGTAGTTCGCGGAACCGTTGCACATGAACCAATACCCATCGTTACGATAATTAAACTCCCTATCAATATATTGATAATATTTTTCTTTAATATCTTCTGAAACGGTTTGAAAATCATATATTGTTTTTATATTTTTTAATGATGAAGGTTTTTCAACTATTTTAAAAAACTGATCTTTTTTATTTAAATCTTCTCCATGTATTTTATCTGGAGTTTTAGGTATTCCTACCTTAAGATTTTGTATTTCATATATATCACCTAATGTACCATCCTTGCTTATTATTACGCAGTCAAGTTCTTCGTTGTAACCATACTGATATTTTTTATATCTATTATTTCTTTTAACAGACTTTTCTTTTAAATGATCAGTATGAATTTTATATAAAGATTGTTCGTACATTACTTAATTCTTTCTTCAACACCTAAAAATGTTTTATTGTTTTTCACATTTTCTTTTTTAGATGTTAGTTCTTCAATTTTTTCTATAATCTTTAATGAATCTTCTATTGCAACCCATTTAGCTTGAGCAGCTGTTTTAGCTTTTTCAGGATCTAATTCAGATAAATCAATATTTTGTTTAATAACTTTTTCAAGTTCTACAAGCGCTTTTTCAGCTGCATCTATTATACGTTTTCTTCGATCCATAATTAATTGTTACATGATTAGATAAAATACGATATAATTTTTGATCTTCTATCGTAAACTCATATTCAGACTCAGGTTTAAAGCCTATAATATCTCCTATAGACACTTTTAATGAATCTAAATGACTATTAGTATATATAAGCTCTCCTACTAAATTTCTAGTGCTTATAGATCCCCATTTGTCTTTGTTATTTATTGGTTTAACAAAACAAAATCCAGGTAAACTTATCCACTTATTATTTCTTTTATAAGCAAATACTTGGTCTGGTGATACAAAGTAAGTATTTTCATTTATAAAACTTGTAGAATTTTTTTCATTACCTCTTACATCATACCATCTTCTAAAAACATTATGATGCACAATTACATCATCTCCTTTTTTTATTGGGGAATTATATTCAATAGGTGTTTCTTCAACTTTGCCAATGCGATTTACAAACATGTAATCTCGCTCTGTTACTTCAGTATTTAATATTAATTCTTTATTTTCTACTTTAGTTGTATTGTTGTACCTATTGTTTGTTGATATAATATAATTATGTATTGATTTCATTTAATAGTCAAGGTTGTATTCTACTGACACTGCCATGTTAGAATTAAAATGTTTCCAAGGTAGTATTTCATTGTTTTTAGTTATAAATATTTGAAAAGAACCCTCTTTTTCTATTATATCTGAAATCTTATGCCCTCCGTAAACTTCTTGTCCTACAGAGTAATGCATTGCTTCGTTTTTGTAGTCAGTACCAATACTGATCTTACGTATTAATTTTGCCATTTAATTTAATTTAATATGTCCATATAGTCATTGGCGGAGC